TGTTCCAGAGCAATAGATCTCCTATTCCTCCTTGTTCAAGGGGTTCTTCGTCAAGGGCTGAGTCAAATTCTGGCTCCTCATTATCAAAAGAAGCTCTCATGCCTCCAAAAGGAAGCATATAGTCTTCAATTTCTAGAAGGTCCTGCTTACCTCCAAAAATTTCTCCCGCTGGAGTCATTCCAAAATCAACATCAACTTGTGTAGGAAGCTTTGTTGATTTCAACATGTCCACAATCGCATTTTTATTTGTGCCTACGCCATAGCCAAGTGCACCACCCGTAGCAAATAGGAGTCCTTGTTTTACTAGAGCTGGAAGCGGTGTTACAGCAAAGTCTCCTAAATTCGCTGTTCTCATCATTTCTTCAGAATGTTGGTTCCGCATAAACGTTCTAAGCTTCTCCACTGCCGCGTCTTTTTGAGCGGGAGACATGTCCATTTTGTTAATTCTTGCTCTCGCTTCGTTAAACGCATCAGAATAATGCTTTTTTATCCTGTTGCTTCCTTGCGCCATGAGTTTAGCGCTCTGCGTGTTTCTGACTTGCGTAGCAGGACTTGTTACTCCTTTGGCTTTCTTCATTAACTCCGGAAGAAGCCTGGCGATACCTTTAGTTATCATTAGTATACGCCTGTAAAGTTAATACCGCGTTTAGCGATGCCTCCGCCTCTTGATTTTCCTTTACCGGCTCCTGGTTTGGGGCCCTTTGTTGTTGCCATTTTCTTCTGTTTGGCATAAGGAACAAATCCTTGGTCCTTGATTACTTCGCCTTTTTTTACTGACATTGTTTTCTCCCGATTAGTAGTACTCTTTGATTCTGCGCGGAGCACTGTCCTGCATATCATAATCTGATTCTAACCCAATAAATCCCCCCTGTCGATAGCGCAATAGTGCTTGTGTGGTTGAATCTACCAAATCATCATAATCCCCATGGGGAAACGCTGCACATTCTTCGACCAGTTCTTCCGCCCAACGGGTCTCAGGAACATACACCATGCCTGCTTCCAGAATAGGTGCTACCGAGTTTACCCGCGCAATTTTGTCTTGTCCTTTTCCAGGGGAATAGTTCACTACTGGGATTCCTGCCTGGCGTAATTCATCAGTTAGTGGCATACCGGAAGCTTTGGCTTCAACAATAATGGTGTCCGGATCCCAATAAGTATATTGTTCGTATGCAACCCGCTTGAGTTCAGGAAAATCCCAACGCCCTTTTTTACTATCTAAAAGTAACAACGCCGGACGCAGCGAGCCTTCTTCCGGCTGGAACACGCACCAGGTTGTAATTGCTGAAAAGTCCGCTGTTTCCTTTTTGGAGAAAGCCGTATCATAGGATTGTATTACATAGTGCATTTCCGGAACTTCTTTTTTGCTCCATTTTTTCCACCATTCCCTTTTCAAAATCGCTCCTTCTTCCGATGTCGGGTTTTGCATCCATTGTGCTTCCCATTTGCTCACCGGCAACGAAGCTTTGACTCCTTCAAGTTCTTCCAATTTCCAGTATCCGGGCCATAGGGCTTTGCCGGATTCGGGGAAAATTGCTGGAAATTCTACGACTTCCCATTGATCGGCATGGTCTTCGGCTTGTTTGTTCAAGAGTCTTCCTGTTAAGTCCTTGGTCCCCCAGCGAGTCATTACTATCACAATGGCACCCCCTGGTTGTAGCCGTTGGCGCGGACCGGAGGAATAATATTCCCAAGCATTGTCCAATGCCGTCGGACTAAGTGCGTCTTGTTCTGAATGGATGTCATCGAGAACTAGGAGATCCGCCCCCCGACCAGTGACCGCTCCGCCAATTCCTGAATAGAACGCTTCACCTCCGACGTTGGTTTCCCAGCGTCCGGCACTTTTTGAATCGGCTTTTAGAGCTACTCCTGGAAAAACTCCCTGGTATTCTTCCGAATCAATAATATCTCTGACGCGTCGACCAAAACGAAAAGCAAGTTCAGCAGTATGGGTAATCTGCATGACTTTAAGTTTCGGATTCCTGCCCAGCACCCAAGAAGGAAAATAAGTGCTTGCGAACTCACTTTTTGTATGTCTTGGCGGCATATTAACGATCAAACGCTTGAGTTCTCCGCGTGCTACTTTCTCAAGCTTTTCAGCAAATATCTGATGATGACGCCCTTCAATGAAATCTGGCCACATGTGTTTGACGTAGGTCAAAAAGCCTTCCGCGCCATTGCGTTGCAGTTCTTTGGCTTTTAATGCTTCTGTTAGTTCGAGCAGTTCGCGGGCGGCTTCGGGGTATTTTTCTGTTAGTTTATCAGTATTAATTAAGGTCATGCTTTCCTTTCTTTATTATACGCGATATTTTTGCACCACCAGTAAAACTCGCTGTCTCCAAGGGTGTGTTTCATGGTGTTCACTCGTTGGGCCACTAGTTGTATGTTACCTATTATATACCCTTTGTTAGGATCTTTTCTATCAATACTGACATTGAGGTCCTGCTTACCTTCGCCAGCGTGCCACGTCATAAAGACACCAGACAATGCACATCTTCCTAGCTGTTGCTGCCAAAGGCTTTTAATATGCTCCATATCTAGCTCCCATTCCATGTTTTTTCGTGCACTTTTTAATTTTGCACAGACAACGGTTAAATAAGCTTCAGGACTACTGCTTCTTGTTCTGTTTCTTTGAAAGGAGGTGCAGCGCTTACAGACATTTCTCTTGCCTGTATACTCCTCTTCGGAGAGCTCCCTTTGACAGGTGAGGCAGATTTTTTTCATACATAAAAATTTTCCTTCGACCAGGGACTCCTAAACCTTTTTATTATATATAATTTTTCAACGGACCAGGGACTCCTAAGCCTTTTTGTTATATAAGGAGGGACGCAAAATGTCAAATTTTCTGAATATTCTGTACCTGTCTGTTTTCTTCTCTTTAGAAGATAGTAGACAAGCTAGCAAATGGGGGGGTTGGGGTATTCTTATATATCAATTAAGCAGGTATGTTAATTGAAGAATACCCCAACCCCCCCATTTGCTAGCTTGTCTGGGCGCCCGCTTGGAGTGGCAAGCGCCCTTAGAGCGTGTCAGTGTTGCTCTAAGGGCGTCTTATAGATTAACCACCAAAGGAATTGGTATTGGTTACAAGATGAAGTAGATTAGGTGATACGCCTTTACTTCTACGCTCTGCTTTGAAGTCTGCTACACCATTTGTTCTCATGTCTATTGATGTATCATGTCTGATAAAAACTTCATTAAGAACGCGTTGAGGTAGGTGCAAGATACATTGACTATGCCTGTATTCCCTTTCGATACCTACAAACTCTGACTCCACACCCGACGCCGATAACTCAGCGTCAGGATTTGGATTGGTATAGGAATTAAGTCTATACATCAGTTTGCATTGGTAATCTGTTCAGGATTACCCACTCCCACTAAATGCTCAACAGTTTCAAGGGTGGACATTTCTTCTGCTGTCGCTGTTCCTTGTTTCATGTTTGCTAACATTTGTATCAATGCCACTATTAATCGAGTGCCGTTGCTATCAACATCAGCCATTATCATTGCCATTGGTATGGCGTTATTTTCTGTTAAATCGTTTGGCATTTTAGCCTCCTATATAATGATTAGTTACTCTATTATATTACTTGACAATATGGGATATGTCAAGTAATATAATAGAGTAACTAATAACTATTATATAAGGAGGAAGTTATGAGTAATGAATGGAATACAATAGGAAAAGAACGCATTGCCGACGATGTCTACAATGATAACAGTCAAAAAATGCACGCCGAGATTGTTGGCGTTATGTTAATGCTCAAAACCCATGATCGAGATGAGGCTATAGATTGGATCGTGCAACAAAGAATTGAAGATTGGTATGAGCAGGGAGGTTGATATGAATACTGTAATACATGCCATCGAGGTTTTAGCCATTGTAATGACAATGGCTATGCCTTTCATAATCTACAGAATATGGAGGACAACTGACAATATACTTTTTGTTTTGTTGGCTAGTCTTTACACCTTTGTCTGTGGATTTGTTTCAGTCGTGGCAATCTATGGTTTTGTGACTTACCTATAAAAGTTGCCTCCGAGCCCCCCAGCAGAAATGTTGGGGGGTTTTTCTTTGTCCGAACTCCAGCTTTCTACCTGCACCGGTAAAGTTCTTTGAGATAGAAAAGACAAGCAAGCATGTCTTTTCTAGGGCGACCGACAAAAGTCCCGAGCTTCTGGGCTGGGACTCGCTCCTTTTTAGATAGAAAAGACAAGCGAGTTTAGATAGAAAAGACAAGCGAGCATGTCTTTTCTAGGCCGACCGAGAAAAGTTACAAGCAGCCCACTGGCCGTAGTTCTTTTTAGATAGAAAAGACAAGCGAGCACGCTAGCCATTGCTATCGCTGCTGGCCCACTGTCGCTT